ACGTCGATTGCGTGAAGAAGAAACCACGTCAGTTACCAGCACTACCTACGTTAAGATGGTAGGTGATTTTATTAATGATGCGAAAAAGCTAGTAGAGGAAGCAACTGACTGGTCTGCTTTACGTGAGACAATTACTATTTCTACTACTGCATCGGACAATACCTATTCATTAACAGGTGGTGGTGATAATGTAAAAGTTATGTGTGTTCTTAACGACACAAGTAACTTGTTTATGGACTACCAGACAAAAGACTGGTTTAACGAACAATTATATATTAGCAGTGCAGCAGAAGGCGCACCACGGTACTACACCTACAACGGTCTTGATGCTAGTGGTGATACGCAGGTACTAGTAGGACCAACTCCTGATGATGTGTACAGTCTTCGGTTTGATGTCATAAAAAGACAAGCAGATCTTTCAGTTAATGATGATTCGTTACTTGTACCTTCAATGCCTGTAGTGCACCTTGCTGTAGCTTTATTGGCACGTGAACGTGGTGAGACAGGCGGTACATCTACTGCTGAATATTTTGCTATTGCTGATAAGTTTTTATCTGACGCTGTTGCTATAGACGCGGTAAAGCACCCTGAAGAGATGGTATTTAGGACTATTTGATATGGCTCAACAACTGCAAAGTATCAATCTTGTAGCTCCAGCGTTCAAAGGTGTTAACACCGAAGACTCGCCGTTAGCTCAAGACCCGTCGTTTGCAGAGATTGCAGACAACGCCGTGATTGACAAACGTGGTCGTATTGCTGCACGTAAAGGCCACACTGTTGTTACTACAAACAAAACTGTCCTTGGTACTGACTCGTTAAGAGCTATCAAAGAGTTCAAAGACAACGCAGGAAACACTAAGATATTTTCTGTAGGCAACAACAAAATTATCAGCGGTACAACTACGTTAGTTGATGAAACTCCCGGTAGTTACACCATTACTGCAAACAACTGGAAGCTGGTTACGTTTAACGACAAGATCTATTTTTTCCAACGTGGTTACCAACCCCTTGTGTACGACAACGCAGGAGGCTCTGTAATCACTCTCAGTAGCGTTTCTGGTGCGGCTGGTGTTACTAGTGCTGTGTACGGTAACGAGGTTCTAGCGGCTTATGGAAGGCTTTGGACGGCTGACTTTAGCTCTAACAAGTCTACCATCTATTGGTCTGATTTACTTATTGGGCATGATTGGACCGGCGGCTCTAGCGGCAACATAGATATCTCTAAGGTATGGCCTGACGGATACGATGAAATTGTGGCTTTAGCGGCGCACAACAACGCGTTAATTATTTTTGGCAAGCACAGCATTATTGTTTACGAAGGTGCTACGTCTCCTGCGTCAATGACTTTGGCAGATACCGTCTCAGGAATCGGTTGTGTTGACAGAGACACTGTGCAGTACACTGGTACAGACGTACTGTTCTTGTCGCATACAGGACTTAAGAGCTTTGGCAGAACAATACAAGAAAAATCACTACCTATTAGTAGTCTGTCTGGCAACATTACTAAAGACATCATTGCTGCGCTACAAAATGAAACAGAGTTTTTTAGGTCTGTATACAGCCCTGAGGAAGGTTTCTACCTGCTAACCTTTACTGGTCAGGATGTTACTTATTGTTTTGACGTGCGTAGTACATTAGAGAATGGATCATACCGTGTTACTCGTTGGCCTTCTACTAAGTTTACGTCGTTTACACGACTAGAAAACGGTACGTTGTACATTGGTACTAGTAACGGTATTAGCACTTACACGGGTTACAGTGACAACGGTACTGGTTATAGATTCAAGTACTACAGCCCAAGCTTAACATTTGGTGATAGCTCTAGAGTTAAGATTTTAAAAAAGCTAAAGCCTACTCTTGTTGGTGCAAACAACGCAACAGTGTTTCTTAAGTGGGCTTACGACTTTGAAACAACATACGCTACTGCAGAGTTTACAGTAGGTAACCAGATTACTGGTTTTTATGGTGAGAGTGAGTACACCACGGTAGAGTTTACAGCAGGTCAGTTGACCAATGCAAGAGTACTTAATACAACAGGATATGGAACAAGTGTACAGGTAGGTTTAGAGTCAGAGATTGACGGCTTTGCTTTGTCACTACAAGAAATTAACGTAATGGCTTTGATAGGAAAGCTACTTTAACTAGGAGAGAACAATGGATGAAGAAAACACAGAAGCAGGAGGGCTGTTCGGGTTTTTAGGAGGTCTTACTGATTTTTTGTCACAACCATCAGTAGCTCTCCCTGGAGTCCTTGGTGGTCTATTAACGGGTCAATCTTATAATCGTCTTAGTGACATAGGACGAGAGGCAAGAACAGGTGCTGAAGCTCTTGCCGCACAACAAATGGAGCAAACACAGTTTAGACCATTTACTGTGACTACTGCTACTGGCGCTGGCATGGGAACACAAGTTACTCCTGAAGGTGGCATTGAAACCACTATGGGCTTGTCTCCACAAGAGATTGCTTTGCAGAATCAACTTTTAGGAGGTGCTGGTGGTTTCTTTGGTCAAGCAGTACAACCTACAGTAGACCGTGAGCAAGCTATCTTTGAGCGTATGCGTAGGACACAACGTCCTGAAGAGCAACGTCAACGTCTTGCTACAGAAGAACGGATGGCTGCACAGGGTCGTCTTGGTTTAAGTTCTGCGGCGTACGGTGGTGCTACTCCTGAGTTGTTGGCGCAAGAAACTGCAATCAACGAAGCACGTAACAGAGCTATGCTAGCGGCAATGCAACAAGCACAAGCAGAACAGATGCAACAGGCACAATTAGGACAGGCATTCCTTGGTTCTGGATACATACCGCAGCAACAACTTATGGCAGCTACTCAACCTGCACAGCAGTTGGCGGCGTTACAACAACAGGCTCAGTTGCAAGGTGCTGGATTGTTTGGTGAGGCTACTTTGTCTGGTCTTGAGGCACAGCTTATATCAGAGCAGGCACGTGCTAACTTGTTAGGAGGAATCGGAGCTAACTTGCTTCGTGGTGCATTGACTCCTCCAAAGCAACCTAGTGCTGCTGAACAAGCTGCTGAAACATTGAAGTTTATGGGCTACGGAGGCTAATAATGGCTAAGTTTTCACAAACATTTTTACAAGGTTTGTTACAACCTACTTACCAGCAGGGGTTATTTACTGCTGCACAGCAAGCAGCGCAGCTTCCGGGTCAGCTTAGGCAACAACAAGCACAGCAAGAAGAGATGCAAAGACTACGTGGTATGGGTGCTGTTGAACGAGCAGACTTTATGGCGGCAAGAGCGCAAACACCACAGCAACTTATGGCGGCAGAAGCTGCAAAAGGAGGGGCTGTTAAAGCAAGCGCCCTTGAAAGTCTAAGAGGCTTAGAAGCAGCCAGACAGGCAGCATCAACTCCTGAAGAAAAAGAAAAAATTGAGAGCATTATGTCTCGTGTTGCTGTACAAGCAGGAGTAGATCCTTCTACTATTACAGGTCGTACTCAAGAAGAAGCTGATGACCAAGTTAGAAGAGAGTTAAATGAGAACCGATTAAAAGAAGAAAAGCGGGCTTCTCAAGAAGAAGCTATTGCTCAAGCGTACTATGCTGTGCCTGAAAATGTCAGAGTTGAGTTTGAAGAAAACGCTATTAAATCAGGTTTTGGTGATGTTATTGATGAGTTAAAAAAAGACAAAGCTAAGGCTGTTAAGTTTGATTTGGATATGCAAAATGCAAAAGCAGAGGCGGCTAACAGGAAAGCAATGGCAAAAATGCCTTTAGCTACTGGGTCGTTACGAGAGCGTATACAAGACTCCAACATTGATCAAGAGCTAAAGGATATTTATATTTCTCAGCTTGATGAAATTGAAAATAAACAGCCAGATTTTGCTAACGATGAGACTTGGAATCCGGGCGGTAGGCAGGCAGTAGAAAGAGAGTTAACTAACCTTAACTCAGAGGTAGGCTCTGCTGTAAGAGAGCATGTTAGAAATAAGAATGCTATTAAAAGAGAGATACGTAATCTCGAAGAAACTTTAACTAAGCCACCTACTAAAGCTCAGATAGACGCAAAGTTGCCTGATGCTAGAGAAAATTTAGCAACTGTTAGTACTGTTCTTGGTTATGAGATTGTTAGTGCAGAGCAGGACGAAGAAGTGGTACGTCAA